CATTTTGTAAAGTTTTAACATTTTCAGAATCTGTATCATTATAATTGGCATTATCCATTGACGTTACCAATAAACTTTCCAATTCTTTAGAATCCATTCCAAGTTCTTTAGCATATTTTCTAAAAATTCCAATGTCCTTGGCTCTTGGGTTGCTTCTAGCAGTTTTGTCGTGTATGTTTTTCGATAAGATAGCCACTGCCTTACCAAAACTTTCTTTGGCTCTTTGTAAGGATACTTTCGCTCTTTTACTTGGCATTACTCTATCTGGCTCTATGTAACCAGGTATTGATTCACCTTCTTCGGCTTCGCCCATCCAACTTGGGTCACTACCAGTGTCTTTTTTAAAATCTTTTATACTTTGTTTCCATTTTTTATCTGCATCTGGTTCATTCAGTTTTTTAAAACTTTCTAAATATTCTAAACTGGTTTGTAAAAGTTGTAGCACATCAAAATATTCTTTTTTACTTACTATTTCTTTTGCAGAGTCTAAAACTGGTGCATTTATATTGTCAAACTCTTTTGCTTTTTTAGGATCAACTTCACTGCTTTTCCTTATAACTCTTGACATGGCTCTTAAATATTCTTTTCTGTAAGAATCCTTATCGTAACCTGCTTTCATTACAGTAGCATATCTTACTACTGCACTAAATACTTTTTCAAAGTCTTGTTCGTAATCGTCTCCACCAGCAATACGAAATTCTATAAGTTGATTGCCTGACTGTTTATCTTTTGCATAGGAATCTTTAAAATGAATACTGCTGTATTTTGCATCACTTATACCTTTTGAAAGTTCTGCTTCCAGTTTTTCAAAACTATTAGTGTCCCCACGTTTAATATTTTCTGCATGTTTTAAAACATTTTGGTATTGGCTTTTAGTAAATGTATTTCTCAATCTATCAAACTGATCAAGTAGATATTCATCACCTAAAAGTAATGCCATTTTTAATTTGTTTGGATCGTTTGTTTCTTCTGCTTCATCACCATACCAACTCATAGTAAAATGTAATCCTGTGCTACGATTTGTTCCAAATTCATCTTCGCCATACTCAAATAAACTTTTTACTTCTTTAAGCATTTCTCTAGGAGTCTCATATACTGGTGAAATAATTTCAGCACCTGCACCACTGTCAGCGTCTATTGTGCTATCTGTTTCTACTGCCCAATTTGTTGTTGATCCACTAGTATCTCCATAATCTCCTGTCTCAGGATAATCGGTAAATTTACTATTTGCTTGTTGCCAATTATTAAAAATACTTGCTACAGAATCCACACCGCCATCACCGCCACGTTGATAATCCCATCCGTAATCATCTAAAAAGCCACTCATACTGTAAAATTGATCAGATACCCATTCGTCCATACTGTAATCATCACGGCAAGATTCAATACCGTCGTCTATAACAGAATCTTCTTCGTTTGCTATATCTCTTAAAAAATCTTCGTATTCTTGTTCGTATTCTTCATTTATAAAATCTCTTTTCCAATTATCCAAATCCCAACCATCTTCTTCACGGTTATTATATTCTTTTGGATCATTTTCTTTGAAATCTTCTATATAATCTAAAACTGCATCTTCTGTTGGACCCATTTGACTCATAAAATCATCTATAAATTCGTCTTCGTCTCTATTTTCTTCTATCCAGTTATCAACAAGATCACTTATATAACCTTCGTCCCATGCTCTTTCTCTTACATGTTCTTCATAATCTTCATAAGCACTATCTGGTAATCCATATTCACTATCTACTTCGTCCAAAGTCATATCATCTATATCATAACGTGTTTCTTCTTCTCCGGCATACCAAAATGTTTCTGCTTCAAATCCACATCTTATAGGCAAGTCTAAGGCCTCTCGTGCTATTTCTTTTTTATTGTAGTTTATTTCGAATAACTCAGGTTTTGCTTCTTTTAATCTTTTCTTTGATAGTTTTTTAATTTTATTTTTAATACCACGTAAACTTAATTTTTTATTTTTCTTTTTAAGCCTACTTCCTAGTTTACCCTCAGGTATTAGTACATCTTGGTCTGGATCTATAACTGTAGGTTTGTCGTTGCCTTTCTGAACCACTAAAAATTTATTTTGTGGATTTGTACCTACTGGTGCAACAACTGTACCGATTTCTTGTTGATCTTTATCATATATAATAGTTTCTGGATCTACTTTTTGTATGGACTTTGCTTTTTGTAGTTTAGCATTAGTAAACATATCATCATTTTGTTTAGGGTCTGATGCAACTTTCTTTGTGGTTGCTACTGAATTAGGAGTGCTAGTACTAGGAGAATTAGGAATTTTATTTACAATACTACCAGATTTTTTTCCAGAAAATCCTAAATCACTAGGAGACGTAGGTAAATTTTTACCTGGTTTCATACCATATTCTTTTAACAAATGTTTTAAAGTTTTAACATCATTAAATTTCATTATCTTCTTCTTTTATTTAAAGTTCGTAATCTTCTACTTGCTGGATTCATTCTTTTTGTTCTTTGAGCCCTTCTAGCCATTCTGGTTCCTAATCTAGATTTAGTTCTTTTAAGCATTAATCTTTTTTTCATATCAATAGGAGCATTACATTGTGATGCACTAGATACTACTCTGCCTTTACGTCTACCACTAGTACACCTAATAGCACGTTTCACTTTGTTGCCCATTCTTCGCCAAACCATTCTGGCTTCTATAATAGGCTCACTTGTAAATTCTTCTAATCTCATAGCACCTTCATTAGTAATCCTATTACTGTGGTAACCAATGTTGTAAAGGTTAATCCAACAATAGCAATAATCCAACTCTCTAATTTGTCTAATCTAGTTTTTGTTGTTTCTTTAAATTCTCTTAATTCTGCTGTAATGCTTTCTATCCGAAGCATGTCTGCAATAATATGAGCCTCTATATTACCGTCCTCTATGTAAGGCTTTGGCATTTTATCAGGTTGAGGTTTTTTAGGCATCTCTTATCTCTTATAATAAATCTTGTTTAGTAAATTCCATATTAACTGAACTTTTAGTATCTATTGTACCACTGTTCAGTACTATTCCATCCAATTCATCTTTAAGTGTATCTATTGTGTGTACTCCTTCTCTTTCAAAAGCAAATTTAAATATCCAACCTGCTCCTGTAATACTCGGTGCTCCATAGTTTTCTAATACTAATGCACCTGATCCACTTAATGCTACAGGATTATTCATAACAACTGGTTGAGCTCTTAATCCTATAACTTGTACTACACTCTCAAAATCTTTTTGTGTGTTGTCGCTAAAATCTCCTGTGCTGGTTATATCCAACTTTGTGAACAATGAATAATATTCTATATTACTTGATAGCACTTCACTGCTACCCATTGCTCCTGCTCTTTGTCCTGCACTCATAATATCTCCAATTTGTGTATCTGTGTTCTACTATTTATCGGTTTATGCGAATCTATAATCAAAAAAAATCCCAGCAAAGCCGGGATCTTTTATAAAGTTTTTTAGTCTTAACTAAATGTTACTACTAATGTTGCACCTGTGAATGAAGGTGTTGCGCCTGCGCCTTGTACTGCAATGTGACATCCGTCATTTGCTACGTCATTTTCAACTGCTACAACTGTAAAACCTTCGTTTTGTGCTTCTGTACATACTGCTTTCACTGAAACTGCAGATACGTCTGTAACTGCTATAATGTGAGTAGTTCCTACGAAGCCGTTTGCCGCTCTTACGTCAGCATTTGGGTTTGTTTGTGCCATGTTATTCTCCTAATAAGTTATGGAGTTTAAATAACTCCGTTACACTTATTTATCTTTTTTTGTATTTTTTATAGTTTATTATTAGGATTTTTCTTACTAGCGGCTAACCTTAAACCTTTTTTAGCATAGTCAAGTTTATTACCGCCTATATCACTAAGTGCCTGACCAAATGCAAAGGAAGATGTCGCTGAAGAACCAAATGATTTTGTATCTATTTTTGGTAAGTCTCTTAAACCTGGTATTCTTTCCGCCCCACCTTTAAATGCATTTTGATTACCAAATTGTGCACCTCTAGATTTCTTCTCAGTATCTGTTTTGTCAACTGGTTCTTTTACCGGTTTGTTAGAATTTGCTCTTTTATTTGCTTGGTCTGTCATTAATTTTTGATATTCTGCCGCACCCAAATCAATTGCAGAGCCCCAATCTGTTTTACCATCTATTTGGTTTCTAGGTTCTTGTCCAGCCTTCATAATCAATTGCAAAAGAACTGTATTGCCAGAGTACTTTGCTTGTACATCTGACCAAGTAAGATCTTCTTTTAATATTTGCGTTATTTTCATTTTTGTCTTTGCCTTCCACTAGCCCAATATCCTGCTATTGCACCTATGCCCGTTCCTGCTTTCTTATATTTATCAGAATCCTTACCATATTTTTGTGCAACCTTTTTACCTATATATCTTCCTGCAACTGCACCTGCGGCCGCACCAGCAACTCTCCTAGCAGTACTAGGTTCTTTTTTATATTTGTCTGACATTCTATAACTTTTATATTTTGTCATTGTGGATAAAGGCCCTATCATTTCACTACCTCTACCAATTCTTCTAAATTCTTGTATAATTTGTGATACTACTAATTGTTTAGATCTATATTTTAAATTTTTCCAGTCGGTAATAAATCTACGGAATTGTTTATACTTTGCATTACGAATTTTTAATTGTTTTTCTAATCTCATAAAATAAACAACACTATCATTAGAATTTTCTCTACCTTGCCCTAACTTAGTAAAGAAGTTCCAATGGTGTGCATCATTAAAATTACAACTGTTTAAAAACATTTTGCTTTCAATAGAATTTTTAAGTTTAATATTTCTATTACTTGGATCATTAACCTGATATGCTAACAAATATAAGTCTGTTGCATGACTTCTAAAGAAGTTATACTTACCGTATTGTGCTGTTTGTTTAGCATACGATCTTGCAAACCCCTCTTGTTTTTCATCTTTAGCCATCATAAATGTAGTTAAAGATGTTAAAAATAATAAGTCTGCTATATCTCTACCATTATATATTTTAAATTGATTAGTGGTTCTAAATAGTCTTGCTTCTGATATTTCTTGATCTATTAATTGTAGTTCCATTTTATTTACCTGGCATTCCTGTACCAAAGTTTAGTCTGCTAAACTCTAGTCTATCTACTAATTTTAATGCATTACCCATTCTGTCTACAGCAACAAATCCTTCTTCGCCTGTTACCTCATATCCTTTTTCAGTTTCTTTAAATGTAGGTAACTGTCTAATTGTTTCTAATTTTTTAACAATAAGAACTTTTGAATGTATAATTTTTAAATATAGATCATATACACTTACAATACTTGGTACATGTTCTTTTATAAACTTAACGCCTTGTACTAACTTGTCATTCATTTCGTCTTGCTTAGCCTGAGTCTTATATCCGTCTATTTTCTTTTGCATAAATGTAATATACTTTTGTACAAATCCTTGTGCAAATTTTGTAGGCTCGTCAAATGCTCCTGCTCTAATATTATTATTTACATGTGCTTTTAATTGTTGTAGGAAGTCTTTACCTATAACATCGTTACCTTTTTCTAACCAACTAAATGTTGCAGAATCTATTGTTTTTAAATATGCATCTGCCTCTCTAATAGCACCCATAACTTCTTCGCTTTCGTTATTAGTTAAAGTTACTACACCTGAAAAGTCTTTAATTAAGGCATCTCTATGCCAAACTTTAGAACTTTGACCTAGTACACTACTATCAAATCCGTATTTGGCTCTTGTATCGGCTAATGTAGGCCCTCCTACATACTCTGTATGCCATACTATACCAATGTCTGCACTTGTAACTTGCTTTGCTAAATCACTGTCTGTAGGTACAGCATAAACAATAGTATTGGGCTTAAATACAATTACACTCTCACCGTCTATATTAGTTTGCTGTAAGTCTTCTTTTGTGTATAGCATATCACCTTGTGCAACTGTATTCCAATTTAATGTACTTAATGTCTTTAAAGCAATCTTTAATTTTTGTTGCAAGCCTTCACCAGGATGATTTTCTTCTATATCTTTATCTGTAAAATTAATTTTAGGCTTTTGTGCAAATACGCCTTTGGTGCCTACAAAAAATTTACCTGTTTCTGGATCTCTACCTGCTATAATGGCAGGTGCGCCGTCCCATTTTGTTGTCATACTGACAGGACTTTCTGAATTGCCTTCTAGCATTTCATGTAAACTGTATAGATAATTAATTGCTTCTTTGGCACCTTGATAACCTTTGTTGAATATGTTATCTTCTAAATGCTCTAAATGAGTATTTTTGTTTTCCGCTTCTAGTATAATCTCTTTTACGAAACTACCTGAAATATCATTAAACTTCATTTTTAGGCGTCTATTTTACTAATAAGACTAATAGGTTTTAGGTAATATAATCCTGTTCTAGTTTGCATTAGAGCGTTGCCTTTAGGAACTGTTTTTATTACTCCTTTAACTTTATATCTGCCTCCAGGCATTGCCTGTATAACACTACTTACTACATCGCCTTTCTGTATATTTTTATTTTTTTCCTCTGCCTTCCATTTCACAGCATCACCTATTTGGAAGTCGGATTCTGATTTACCACCTTTTTTCATAAAGTCATCGAAATCATTTTTAATTTTGTTTTCCATATCTTTTAGATCTTTAGCATTTCTAGGATCGTTTACAGCACGACGAATAGGACCCTTTGAAGTCTTTGCCTTTTGAGGTTTTTTCTTCTTGTTTCTTAAATATGTAGGTACGTCGTAATCTACTTCAGGATCTAAATTATCTTGAGAATTATTAAACCTATCAGTGTTGTCAGGAGTTCCAGTATCTAGTGGAGAACTGTCAGTGTTGTCAGGAGTTCCAGTATCTAGTGGAGAACTGTCAGTGTTGTCAGGAGTTCCAGTATCTGGTGTTCCGTCACCAGGCTCTCCATCAGGCACATATACTACCTTTTGTTTATTTTTATTTTTGTCGTTGTCGTTATCCTTATCTATATCTGTTTCTGGATTATTTTTATCCTTACTTCTCTTGTCTAAGTCTCTTCCAGTTTGACTAAAGAAGTTTCCGACTCCTCCAATTGCTTGTCCGATTGCTGAACCTACTGCCGCTCCTGCCTTTCTACCTATTCCTCTGCCATCTTGTGATTTTATGTCTTGACCTATTTTACCGAAATATCCTGGCTCTTTTTCAGGTTCTTTAGTATTTTGTCTAGAGAAATTTTTAGAACCAGGGCCTTTACCAAATATATTTTTAAATCTTGTTTTCATTGTAGGGCTAAGTTGTGAGTACCCGTCTTTATCTATACCTGATCTAACAATACCTGCTGATCTAAGTATTTCCCATTCTGCTTTGGTACCCTGAGGTATAGGTTTTCCTACTTTAACGCCTACTAGTTGTGGATTTCTGCTGGTTTCAACTTCTTTACTGACTGAAAAAGCATTAAGAGGTTCTGACCAAACAAATTCGCCACCTTTGTGTTTGACAACGTCCCCGTCCTTTATATAATCTTTTTCTAATAAAGGATAATTACTTGTATTTTCTACTATTTCATTAATCTGCATTTTGTTCTCTTTGAGATTCTTTTATAACTTTTTTGATACCTCTGGAGAATTTTTTTACGTCTCTGCCTCTTATACTGTTAATAAGTCTGTTAGTAAGATCCTTTGCAGTCTTTTCATCGTAATGCAAATCTATCTGTTCTAACAAATTTATAGCACTAGTAATTACATGTTCACCTCTATTAGAAGTGACGTGGTTCCTATCTCTATCTACTGATATTTGATTAAGTTCCTCTAATATACTACGAGCCTTAGGCATGTTGTCTCCATAAAATATGTATAATGCTATTTATCATTATAAGTCATTCTTTTTAAGGAACTCACGCATGTTCATTGCTTGTCCTATTGTGTCCTTCTGCTCAGGTTCATCTGCTTTTATAGAATTACCTCGTTTTAGTTGATCAACTAAACTTGTTGTTGTAATTGTATCTGCATCTTCATCACCTTCTTGTAAATCTTCAATCCTTAGTGTGTCAGGATCAAACCTTAAATCTACTTTTGTGCCTACACCACTACTAGAACGTGTTTTCATAAACTGTATTTGATATCTACCTTTTTCTCGCATAGCATTACTTGTAAATATACCCACAACATTATCTGCTGTTTGTATTTTACTAATACCACCTGCAATATGATGATGATCAAATTCTATTTCTTCCACCGCACCTCTATTCAACTGCGATGCAGTAACAAATAATAAGTCTCTTTCTACTGCTAAGTTACGCAACTCTTCAGATACATATTTGTCTTTGATAAACAAATCACTGCCACTTACTTTTGCACTTATAGGCATCATTAAATCCAAGTAATCAACTAATAAGCAATCTACTTTTTCACCACAGGATATTTCATACTCTCTTAAAAATACTCTTATGTCATTTGCATTAACACCATTAGGCATTTGCTTAACTCTTAATTTACCAGCACCCTTAGACTTCATACGAACTTTTAAATCCACATCATCCATATTACGCATAACTTCTTTAGTACCATAGCCAGAAACCATGCTGTCTAATCTCATACTAATTAATTGTTCACTTAACTCTAAACTTATATAAACACAATTCATTCCTGCTAGAGACCAATTTACTGCAAAGTTTTGTAAAAATAAACTTTTACCAGCACCTGAACCACCAGCAAAGATAGTCATCTCTCCTCTGTTTAGCCCACCATATAATTTATGATCTATTCCTTTCCAGCCTGTGCTAACTGCACCTGCTTGATCTTTAATCCATTGTAATCTTTCTTTAGGATTTTCAAAATACTCTATACCTAAATCTTTTACTAGTCCCACTTGACTTGCGTCTTTAATTTTATTTTCCACAGTACCATAGTCCTGATTCTCTAATAAGTCTGTGCTTTCT